AACAAAGTAAGAGATGTTGCCACTAAAAATATGTGGGTAGAAGGAAATATAACTGAAGCTACTTTGTTTGGACAGAATTTGTTTACAGGTGGTGGTAAATATATTACTATAACTGAAGGTGAAGTAGATGCTATGTCTGCCTATGAATTATTAGGTAGTAAATGGGCATGTGTATCTGTAAAAACAGGTGCAGGTTCAGCACTAAGAGATTGTAAAAAAGCATTTGAATATTTAGATAGTTTTCAAAATATAGTTATATCATTTGATATGGATAAACAAGGTAGAGAAGCTAGTGAAAAAGTAGCACAGTTGTTTAGTCCTAACAAATGTAAGATTATGAATATGGAATTTAAAGATGCTAATGAGTATCTAAAGATGGGTAAAAGAGAAAAGTTCTCACAAGCTTGGTGGAACGCACAATCCTATACACCTGCAGGTATTGTAAATCTTAGTAGTCTACGTTCAAAATTATTTGAAGAAGATTATTGTGAGACAGTTCCTTATCCTTGGAATAAGTTAAATGATAAGACTTATGGTATGAGAACAGGTGAGTTAATTACATTTACATCTGGTGCAGGTATGGGTAAGTCCTCTATTATGCGAGAGATGATGCATCACTTACTCAAGAATACAAATCACAATATAGGTATACTAGCACTAGAAGAAAATACAAAGAATACAGTATTTAATATT